GTACCGATCCGCAGCGCATGACCGCCTTTGCGCATCTCGCCGCCCGGCAGCGTGTACTGACACGTCGAGAGCATCGGACGCAGGACTTCTTCCCAAGCAGCCCACGGACAGTCTGCCCATTCATCCACCAGGACGAAGAACAGACCAGAGCCACGCAGGTTGTCGTAATTGTCGAGTCCGACTACGCGCATGACGTGGCCAGACTTCAGCGTGATCGAGCATTCTGTTTCGTTGGGACGATGTGCACGCCATGCTTCCGGGATCGCCTGCTTGAGCCGACGCCAGAAGACCCGCTTCGCCTGCTTGAAGGTCGGCGCGCCATACCAGATCTCGTCCTCGATGCTTACGCCCCACTCCGCAGCTAGTCGGGCCGCGCGGCGCATCTCTGCTTTCCCAAGGAACGTCTTACCGAACCGGCGACCACATACGGCATCCCTGAAACGGGCCTGAGGCTGGAACCCCCACACGTAGATGTTCGCCTGCTTCGGCGTCAGCCTTACCGGCGCGTCAAAGGTACGGGGTAGTTGGGACATTCTCGTCAGGCTCCAGCTTGTACTCAGCGATCGCGTGCTGCTGATCAGCCTGGGAGCCCAGCGGCTTTTCAGGTTCGAGACGGCGATTCACGTAGACGTCGCCCACCTCTTTGGCGGCCTGCTCCAACAACTGAGCAGTCAGCGCCATGTTCTTCATGTGTTCGGCCTTCTCGGCCATGCGTCCAAGCGTGCGCAGTCGATACGCGCGGTTGGCGATCGGGATATCTGCCGTTTCTTCGCGAAACCTTGTTCGGCACTGATGGAACAGGTCAGCCCACTTCTGCCCGAGCCCCTGCCCTGCGTACTTCGTTGGATCGTGCGACTCGCACTGCTGGCGACTGATCTCAATACCAAACTCTGTCTTGACCGCGGCTACCACCTGAGAAGGCGTATCGAAACAGGCCAGAGCCTGAACAATGAAGGCTTTGACCTCGCTTCGTAGCACTGCCATATGGGATTCATCCGTCAAAACCTGTCACAGGAATCAGGCCGACTTGAGCAGACAGGTTCCGCAGGCCCTCGAAATATTCAATTTCCCCACCTCGGCGGGTTTATTTGCAGCATCGACCATGGCCTGAACCTCAGTGCTCGCACCGTAGCGACGGACCACACCGACGAACTCTTCCACATCGTGGCCTTGAAGCTTCAGCTTGGGCGCACCGTCCTGTGTGAAGGCAGGCTGACCGTATTTGTCGGTCGCTTGGGCCAGGTGATAAAGCTCGTGCTCAATAAGAGCGCAGAACTCGGTGTCGCTGCAGGTTGAGCAGTAATCGGCAGCAAGGGTGATGATGAAGGTCGGCACATCGCCGAACCAGTCACGCATCTGCTGTTCCATTCGAGCCTTCTGCCAGCCACCCGCGCGGAAGGCGATTTGCTCGGCCTGACCCAGCACACGGCGACCCTGCTTCTCGAAGCTGGCTGATGCCCACATGACCGCGATGTCAGAATCTATCAGGTGAGCGTGGTCTTCGTTATGGATGCTTCCGGTGTCTGCAAGGATTTCGCCTTGAACCCATTCCCAAACTTCAGGCGCGGGTGCCAGGCGGAGGCTGAAATCCGACAGTTCGGACATTTCAACCAAGACATTTGGAGGCATAGGTCTGGTCATGGATGAGGATCTCTGCTCAACCTGAGCGGAAGCGTGAAAAAAGTACCCTCACTTTGGGTGGCGCAGCGATCCAGTATGTGAAGAATAGAGTGGGCATCCATCAACGAGGAAAACGCGTATGCCCAGCTTCACATCAGTTCTCTGGTATCTGTTTATTGCTTATGGTGTTCCGATGCTGCTCTGCGCGGGATCAAAGCGCCCACGCTTCATGACCTATGCGTTCAGCATGCAGGGGCTGATGTTCTTCATCTGGATGCTGAACCAGTAGCGGCCGCACGTGCCGTACTCACCTACGAAACGCTACCCACCCAACAGCTGCTGCGTCTGCTTCAACGCGTGAGCGTGGAGAACCGCAACGATGTAGCCTTTTGGCAGGCCACCAGAGGCGGCAGCGTTGAGAGCGGTCGTAATGGCTCGGTCGAGATGGCCGACCTCGGCGCTCACATCCACAGCTGCTGGCGCTTCTTGGGCTTGTGACGGCAGAGCTACTTTAGGTTTTCTGGGCATGGTGTGCTCCAAATGATCTCGCGCCACGAATCGGACGCATCTGAATTTGTGGCGCGGATCAGCGCGGCCGACGTCGACGATCCACCTGCCCAGGCTGCGCACCGAAGCGCGGATCACCTAGGCAGTGCTCGCAGTTCAGCTTCGAGCAGATCCACTTCTTCACCGCAGGCCAATACGTGACCATGAACATATGGCGTACTCCGGCCAGACATAGGGATGCGTGAAGCGTCAGCCCGGCGTTGGTCGGGCCGAAGAAAAGTGTCTGGTTGCGCGTCATCACGACAAAGCCGCTTATGGCAATTGCCGAGTAGATGACCTTGCCGACGATCCCATCACGGACCTTCCCGCTCAGCACGCACCAGGTGGCCCACAGCGCGATGAGGCCGCAGGCGATGGAGTTGATCAGTTCAAGGTTCATGGTGGATTGCCTCCCCCGAACCGCTGGCGAATGAGTGCCCAGAGGTCAGCGGCTTTGATAGCGCGATTGATGGCGGTCATCAGGGACCCGCCGAACGCGCCGAGCAAGAACCCGACTCCAGCGACATCACTTGGCTCGACCACGCTGAAGCGGTCACAGACGATGCCGGTCAGGTAGAAAGCGCAGGCGATACCGGTGCCGAGAAAGATGGCCCAGGACCGAAAGTCCTTGAGGTCATCTTTGTGCCACCAGCTGGCAACGATCGCACCAACCAAGCCTGCAATAAGCCAGTCGAGTTTGTCGAGCAGGCGGTGAAGGAACTCCATGCGCTCGACTCCGTACTGGGCATGAACGACAATACTACATATTTGTTGTATTACCACAAAAGTGATGTATACTGGCCTCATCCAAACAACGAGGCGAGGTGATGAAGTTCAGCGAGTTCAGACGATGGTTGAGGGCCCAAGAGGTGACCTTCGAAGCAGGCAAAGGAAGCCACTTCAAAGTCACCGCCCCAAACGGCAATAAGACGACCTTCGCGGATCACGGGGCAAAGGAAATGCCCGAAGGGACCCGCAAGGCGATAATCAAACAACTGGGGCTATGAGAGCCCCCCCTTCGCCTGCCTGAGCTGAACGATCACCTCCGAGGAGTGAACATGTACGACTATGCAATGCGGTTCGAGCAAGACGACTATCTGGGATACGCGATTTTTTGCCGCGACCTGCCACAGCTCAACAGCTATGGCGAAAACCTCGAACATGCAATCCGGGAATCAGTTGACGCACTCGAAACGACATTGTCCCTGTACGTCGACCAGCGCTTGCCTATTCCGGAAGCAACCGCGCCACGCGATGATGAGCGAGTTATCCGCCTCTCCGCCGTGACCATCGCAAAAATTGCGCTCTGGAATAAAATGATGTCGCTCGGCATGCGGAAATCTGATCTGTGCAAGGAGTTGAAAATATCCCAGACACAAGGAGATCGGCTCGTTGACTTCCTTCACACCTCCAAGATGGAACAATTGGAGAAAGCCCTGGAAGCACTCAACACCGCGGTACGTGTAAGCCCGATCGATGACGAGTGGATCGACCTTCCGTACGGTGGAGGTCAGGCTGGTTTCTACGTTGGTCGTCTTGTAGACGAGTTTCTCACCCGACCTGATCAGCAGATGCCGATCGGGGCGACGAAAAGCAATTTGGATCAGGTTAAACCTGAGTCTTTGGATTACTTCCTGCGCAGTCGTTACGCTAAAAATCCGAACACTATGCAGGCTGTTCAGTCGGTAATCGAGGCTATCGTCGACACAGGAAAATTCGAGTTTCTGCCTCGTGCACCTGGTCAACCAGCTGGACTGCTTCGCCTGAAGTGACCGAGGGCCGGGATTGCGCTACCGGCTCCTCCTCTGGAAATTGTGAGGGCCTTTACCCTCCTTGCCGCCAAAGGCTTCACCGTCGCTGGTACGCAATTGCACAAGTCTGTGGAAGAAAGAGGCCAGCACGGTTGCTGGCCTCGATCTAAGGCAGAAATCAGGAAGCGTTGAACGCCGCCTTCAAGTCAGCCAGAGGGTTCGTCACCAAATAGTTATTGGTATCACTTCCTTGGTAAATCGCGCGGTAGCTCCCCTGATCAATCACCTTGGAGACGCTACCTACCGAGATGATAGCGGTCTGACCGTTGGTGGCAGTTACAGTAATAAATTTCTCAGCCATGGTTTCACCTATTGAGTCGTATGATTTGGTGCGGAGGATTCCGCTTTCATGTCGCTCACAGGCGATAGCTCGGGGCTCGTGGCCCTCACATGATTCAACGTTCCGCACCGGGAACATTTGATCTGGAGCTCCGTCATCTCACCTATACGGGCGAGAAGTCTTTTGCACTTTCCACATCTGCAATCTTTCAACATCTGCAAAGCCTTATGGTTTTCTGCTAGGCTCCGCCCCGCTCGCGCGAGCAGTGAGGGCCTTGGCTGGCTTGCAGGTACACGCTGCGATCTGGCGTCTCCCTTGGGTGTTACAGCACCCTCTGGAGTCGCCCTCTCTTTATTTTCCACGCGAAATAAAAACCACACGCTGGCCGCCTGAACGAAATAAACCAGGCAGGACAGCGCGGCGGCAAAGGAGTGGTGTCGATGAGAAATCTGGTAATTGTCCTGGCGTTGTTGGCCCCCGTCGTCGCGGCGGCGGCAGACAATCCGCAGGTACAAGAAATGAGGAAGAAATGCGAAAAGGAGCGCGCCTCAATGTTTCGCGATAACAACGGAACGCCGACTTGCGATCGACTGGATAAGATGTCCAATGACTACGACAGGCACACAGTTGAAATAACCGAAGACCTTCGCGCGAAATGCGACAAAGAACAGACCTCGATGTTTCGAGAGAACAGCGGCACACCCTCCTGCACTCGCTTGAACGAGAAGCTTCAGGACAGGAATGGAGTGCCATTGGGAAATGGGCTTCGGTATAGCAAGGAACGCGGGAAGAACTGCTACTTCAACGATGCTGGCCAGATTCAATCCTGCCCATAAAAAAACCCGACTCCAAGGCCGGGTTCTTACAGCAAGTTGCCGTAGGCAAAATACTCAATGTGGCGAAATGATGCCCTCAGCCGTGCGGGAAGTCAATGGTCTATTGGAGGGTATTTTTCGCTCTCGACCAATAAATCTTTAACTCACTCACCTTTCCTTTCATATTCCATTCTGAAGACAATTCAGGAAGGCCATGCTCCTTGCGAACTGTCTGGGCAACCAACGCGATTTCATAGCCACAGTATCCGGTGATGCTGATGCAATGATCCTGATACCCTTCCGCGTCGTGCATAAAATCAAGGGTATCAGCGGCGTGATCAAAGGCCAGTGTGCGCTCGGTTTTTAACCAAGCCAGTCTTGCCAGAACGGACGCACTGAAGTAGTCAAGTTTTGCATCGCCGATATCAAGTTCTGGGGTGACACACCAGTCCGAGTCGACGTAGTACTGCACTTCCCCGTCATACTTTTTAACTTCTCGATAACATCGCCCGACGTATCGATCCAGAATTCCGACCAGTCCGATCGCATTTAACGTCGCTTCGGCCTTAAATTTTTTGGCATCCTTCCGGCTTTCTTTTAGCCACTGCAATCCAGCAGCCAAAGCACCGCTGGCAAGCACAATCTTGGCGATATCCCACCAACCAATGGTCACATCCATAGTGCACAGCTATGCCGCCTCCTTCATCTGGTAAATCGCAGCCCCCACCGGGCTGAGGGCCATCCTATCAAGATCCTCACAGCTCTCGAAAATTAGCGTGATAACCGGCTCCCAGTCGCGCCCCCAGGCACAGGATTCCAGACGCACGCCGTACTCGGCCATCAGCCACGAGCGAAAACCTTCCGGTTTGATCAGCGGGTCCTCATTAGAGGACTGACCGCCCTGGTGCATGTACCGATAGCGGCGCATCACACCCTTCACCACGTACTCCAACTTTTCGCGCTTGCTCGCTGTCATGCGCTTGGACTTGGAGACGACCATGCCGAACACCACCTCCTCCGCCGCCTCGCGGATATCGTCGCTGCGGTGCGCGGCATACATGTACTCGCCGAACACACGGACCTGAGGGTGCAGCTTGGCAATGACGGACTGAATGTGACCCGCCAGCGCGCTGTGTACGGCGTGGTTCGCGGTCGGCCCGCGCTCGGTGGCCTGGACCACCACGCCCAACTGAACGACGTCTGAGCTCTGACCCGGCGCCGGGTTATAGGTGCAGTCGTGCCATGCCTGACGTGCCGAATTGATCTTCATGCTGCTCTCCCCTTCAGCTCTTTGGTCTTTGCCCGGTAAAGCGCTGCCAGCGCCTTCAGGTCGTCGATCGTGTATTTCTTTGGCTCATGCGGCCCTTCGAGCCATAAAACCTTTTCCTCTCCGATCCGCCGTATCAGCTCAGCCCTGTAATTCAGCAAGTCGCCTGACTTGTGCGTATTGCACGGAGCACATTGCTTCCAGACGTTTAGGGGCTCGAAGCGGATCGCCGGATGCGCCGATACGGTACGGTAGTGTCCCGCGTGCCATTGGCCTTCGTGGTGACGTCCACAGCTCACACAGGGAAGCAAGGCATCTCGTTCGCGCACCCATGCGTTGAAAGCCTGCTGGGTATCCTTGAGGTGCTCTGCCCTGCTCTTCAGCTTCTCCTTCCGTACCTTGATCTCGCGGCGCTCGCGCTGGGCAATCGACTTGCGCTGCTTTTCCTGCGCCTGGCGGGCCAGCACTACCGCGCAGTCCGGCGAGCACCATTTCTGAAAGCTGCGCGTCGGCGTGAAGGTTGCCCCACACCCGGCGACTCGGCAGCGTTTCGGCCGAATTGGCTTTGCTGATTGCAGGATCAAAGCTCACCCCCGAACTGAACGGACATGGGCTGAGCGTGATACCCGGCTTCGAGGATGGTCGCCAACGCACTGATCAGAGCCTTGATGGTCTTCATGCCACTCTCCTTTCACCGTAGATGGCGTACATCAGGTCGTCGGGATGAGGCAGGAGCAGCTGCAGGTGCTCGGCGCAGTAAGCGTCCAGCAGCTCCAGATAGGTCGTCATCTGCGCGATGGTAAAGCTCCGGGTCTTTGCCCGACCGACGCGGTAGCGCGTGCCGTCTGGAAGCTGGACAGGGTGAGCTTCAGCGGGCCACAAGCGCGACACCAGGATCTCGTGCCACTCTTCCGCGCTGGCGATCTGGCCGAACGAATCCCGCAGATGCCCCTGAATCAGCCCGTTCCACATCCAGAGCAGCTTGTTCTGCGCGTCACTGCGCTTGCTGCGGACTTCGACGATGGTCAGTTTCAGGGGCTTGGTCAGGTCGAGGCCTTGCAGGTAGCCCATCAGGCGCGTGCGGTCGTTCTCGTTGCGGAGCATGAGATCAGTCATGCGGCCACCTCTTCCTGATCAGCGTGAGATCTCAGGGTTACCAGGCAGTCCCGAGCGATGAATGCGTCAATCACGAATCCGCCAAGATCAATCGCCAACGGGTCACCGTTGCCCTTCCCGCGCGCCACGTAAAACTTCCGGCCCTCACGACCCTGGACTGGATCGAGCACGAAATAATTCTCGTCCGTTACTTCGATCAGGATCTGGTGATTGCCTGCCTCGATGTTCAGAGACGGCGCCGTGCACAGATAAACCCCCTCGTCTGCGAGAGGTGGTGTGTCTAGGCTATAGAAAGCGGTGTATTTGACGCCCAGATAATCAAGCATTTCGCGAAGAGTCAGGTCGCCGTCTCGGTATGGCTTGTGCAGTTCCTCGATGACGTCAGCCGCCGGGCGATTCACAATCATTGCCAGGCAAGTGGACACGCAGCTGACCGGGCATGGTTGGGTTTGCAGGATGATCAGTGGACTCATCGGAAAACCTCCTGCAGATTCACGGACTGAGCAGGCCGCTCCACCTTGTGGTTAAAGCCATACCCAGCTAACAAGGTGATGAGAGTGAGCACGATCCAGATTCGGCTGGTCATGGGCGGGCTTCCTCCGCTTCTGCGCGATCGATGAGCGAGTCCAGACGCGACATCGACAGAGCAAGCATCTGGTCGTAATCGTCGTCGCTCAGAACCGGAACGCTCACATAGCGCACTCGATGGTTCGTCATGGTTACTGCCAATTCGAGGGCTTGACGCGCCTCCACTGGTGTTGCGAGACGTACAGTCATCAGAACCCCTCCTTGCCGCGCTGCGATTCCCAGTCAAAAGGGACAACCACCCCGCCACCCTCACGCAGGCGATCAACGCAACGTTCGCCCATCGCCAGCGGAAGCTGATCGCCGCTCAGGTTGGAGATCACTACGGTTGGCCGCATCTGCTCGTACCGGCCGTTGATGATTGCGAACAGGGTGGTCAGCTCGAAGTCGCTCGGCTGCTCCTTGCTCACCCCAACCTCATCGAGGACCAGCAGCGAAGGTTCGATCAGGCTGGACAGGATGTCGGCCTCGGACTGCTCGTTGTTGCGGTCGTAGGTCGCGCGGATCGACTGCAGGATTGAGCCGACCGTCCGGTACACGGCTGTGGCCGAGGTAGCTCGCATCAGGTCGTTGGCCATGGCCGCGCCAAGATGGGTCTTTCCGGTACCGGGCTGGCCCAGCAGCATCAGGCAGCGACCCGTGCGCTCGATCTCGGCGAACGCGGCGACGTAGCGACGGCAGAACGCCAAGGCCTTGCGCTGGCCTTCGTGCTCGACCTGGTAGT